CTCAAACTCCTTCTCATCTGCATCACCACTAGTAACATTAGTAGATAAAGCTTTGATACGGTCTGTCTCTTTATCATACTGTTCCATGCTAGCTTCAACTTGATACTTACCTGCTCTGGCTTGTGATTCCATTGCTTGAGCTTGTAACGCCTGTGCAGTAGCTTGTTCTTTAGCCATCTGTACAGCTTGAGTTTCCTGTTGAGCCTTCTGAGCTTCAGGGTTTGGTTGTTGACTTTCACGTATCTTAGCAATCATCTCTTCACGATTAGAAAGGTTCATATTCTCTACGATGCTTTCAATCAATAATGGGTACATAGGGCTATCTGCTGGCATAGTCTGTAAAAGCTGTACCAACTGTGTCACTTCATACTCACGAGCTACAATACCTAATGAAGATGTAACGACAAACTTGAAGTCATTAGCAGGATATAAGTCAGGATTAAACTGCATGTAACGCCAAGCTGTCTTCTGTACCATAGGTATTAAGAACAATTCTTGGAAGTTAATAAGCGTACGTTTGTGTCTTTTGATGATAGCACCAAGAGACATACTAATACCTGCTGCTGTACCCTCACCGTTAACACTACCTGAAACACCTGAACTATCTACAGCACCTGTGGCTTGTTGTACCATCTGTTGTAGTTGAGCGCCTTGAGCAAATGTTACCTGACTTACATTACCAAAGTTAAATGGTTGTAGTATCTCAGAAGGATTACCGTTGGTTAGGAACATCTTACCTGCTCTTACCTCTGGTTTCATACCTCTAGGAAGCCGTGAGGCGTCCACAGCCATCATAGGATGGATAGTTAAGGCTAAGGCATCAATACGTGCTCTAAGCTCTGTATCGAGGGCTTTCTGGCTGTTATAGCCTTTCTCACAAATACCCCGACCCCAGAAACGACTAGGAACAACATCCCAAGGAAAAGAAACAATAGGTCTATCTTGCATCATGTACGGGTTTTCTTCTACTTTAAGTAGTTGTGTACCGTTAGCAATAACAATAATAGCTTCTACATACATGCTCTCGCTTTCTTTGTCTTCATCATCCTCTAAAGCTAAATCATCATACTCTTCATCTTCGTCAAGCATAGCTCTTTCAAACAACTCACGAGGAACTAAACCATAATACTTGGTTAAGCGTACCTTATCATCACCATAGTTTGATAGTTCTTGGTCAGCTTCTAAAGCATCATCAGGAGCTGCTGATTCTAAATCAACATCCTTATATATACCACTTTCAATATCCATCTCTACTTGATGTGTAGAAACAAAAGAATCGATAGCACAACCGATAGCATCTTCAACTGTCGTAGCTACAGGGTCTATTAAGAAGTTATGAGGAAGGACAGGATTAAGTTTAATCACTAGTCTATCTTCAATGTTAACTCCTACTGCTTGCATAGCTCCTTCCATGATAGGCTGTGAAGCTGGTTTCATTTCTTTAATTTCTTCTACAACTAACTCAGCAATAGAAGTACCGTAGATAGCACCGTTTAAGATACATTCAGTTACTTGCTTACGTGTCTTAGTGAATGCCATGTCTTCTGTTAGTTGCTTACGTACTTGAGCAATGTCAGAAGGGTCTTGGTCTGCTGCGTCATCAGAGATGTCAAAGAACTTACCTCGTCCGAAAGTAGCCTCTTCTACTTCTGCAACACTGCTTTCAACAGCTTGTTGTAGTGCTGGAGCTATTAAGCGAGAACGCTCTGACTCACGCATAGAGTCTGAACCAGACCAGATGCCACGCCATAAGCGGTAGTATTCTTCATGCTTTTCAGAATAGTTACTCTCGTAGTGTTCACGCCAATCTTGGCATTTATTCATAACCCATTCTTCTAAACAGCCACCTGTACTTATCTTGTCGTCTATCATTTTATCTCCTAATAACCTGCTAAAATATCTAAGGGTTGGTAATCATCTTCATCGTCTAGCCAGTCAATATGATATGATACTTTGGCTAACTGGTCTATATAAGCTAAACTATCTACCAAATCATCATGTACTAGTGGATTGGGGAATTGAAAGAGTTGGTCTAAAAACTCACTGTTCCATTCACCCTTATTCACTGTTACATAGCCATTCTCAAACCTACCTTGTAATGCCCATACAACCCTATCTGTCTTGTTCTTGTTTCCGTGAGTAAGTTCTTCAACACGAAAGAATCGACTCCTACGCTTCATTAAGTCTGTTAAAGGAGACATTACAGCCTGTTTAGCTATACCTCTCTCTATACCAACACTAATGGGTTTGTACTTGTCTACAGCATTAAATATCTTATTAGCTGTTTCTTCTAGTGTCCATCTACCATAGATAATGTCTTTTATAAACCAACCGTATTCATTGACTTTAACAACCGAGATAGCTGTATTATCTAGTCTAGTGTTTCTCTTACCTGTACTGCTGTTGTCTGTAAAACCTGCTAAATCTATTGCGATATAGTAGTCACCTATCTTAGGTTCTTCCTTATCAAACTTAACCCACTCTTCTTTGAATATCTCACTACCAAGGGCTTCAAAGCTGGCTAAGAACTCTTGTCTAAAGGCATAAGAAGACATAGACTTTTTAGCTAAATCAATCTCTTCATTAGACAGTGTTTCATTGTCATAAGAAGTGAAGTGCCAAGCTTTGTAGCTCTCATCCTCGCCTTTGTCTGCATATAAGAACAAGTCATAGAAATGATTACGACCTTTAGGGGTTCCAATAAATAAAGCCCCGCCTCTTCTATCCGCTAGAGCAGGACGTAGAACTTCTTCCCACACTTGTGGTTTCATATCGGCATACTCATCCATGACGAGATATTCCAAGCTAACCCCTCGCATAGTGTCAGGTCTATCAGCCCCTTTCAGGCTTATTTTACTCCCGTTAACAAGCTTAAACTGCATGTTGTTTACATGTTTGTGTGTGATAACAGGGTGAGCTAGGTCTTCCATGATTGACCACATGATGTCCCTTGCTTGTCCTTGTGTAGGAGCTACATAGAATATCTCAACCTTGGGAGTCTTTAAAGCCCTTATAATCATTTCCCATGCAGCTTCTCGTGTCTTACCACAACGTCTTCCTGCTGCTACAACTTTAAAGCGTGTCTCATCTGAGAAGACTTCTTGCTGCCACTTCAACAGCTTTACATTAAGTTCAGCCATTAGTAACTCCACAAGGCAGGGGAAGGGAAGTCTGTCGAGACTCCTAAGTGTATAAACCTACCACTACCTTTCTGCTTTATTCCAATTCTTTTAACACCGTGTCGTAAAGCCACTTCTAAGAGCTTTAAAGCCTTATCATGCTCTACTGCTATATCTATTGCTTTACCTGTCGTATGTTCGCCTAAACGCTCCTTACGAGCCTCTAAAGGGTGCTTCTCACAGCGGTAAGCAGAAGTAACAATAAATGGGAAGTTGCATTCCTCACGTATAGAGTTTAAAAGGGCTAGGAAGTCTGTGTCAAAGTTTGACTCACCGCAATGCTGACAAGCGAGTTCCAAGGCTGTGAAATAATTAGACATCTATTACATCCTCCTTACCTGCTATGTTAACTGTATCACCCATACCGCTTATGTTAATACTAATTTGAGGAGTGCCTGAAGCGCCTTTCTCTTTCTCAAAGTAAGATAAGGGCAATACTCTATCCATACACATCTTTAAAGCTGCTAACTGTCCTGAATGACCATCATCCATAGCAACTTCTATTATCTTAGATATAACCTTGTCACCAGAAGTGGCTAGAAGACGGGCTTTAAACTCTTTAATACGCCCTGCATCTCCAACGGGTCTTCCAACCTTACCTCTATTCTTCTTAGCTTCTATATCTGCTTTTCTAGGTCTTCCTCTCTTCTTTTTAGGAGGAGAAGGGAGTTCCAAGGTTTTGACCTTTACTTCCTCTTGCACAATGTCACAGCCCTTGAACTGCTCTTGCACAATATCATCATTATTCTTAGGCACACTATTCCCCTTTAAAGCTTGGTAGTTGTTTAAGCCATTCTTATAGTAATTATAAGGAGTTCTTGTAGTAACTATAACGATATTCTTTATACTTGGAATACCTTTACTCTTCTCTTTCACACCTTATAAGTATATTATAGCATACTTTTTCCAAGAAAGCAAGTAAAATCTTTAATTAATTTTAAGCTCCTTTTAAACAACGTGTAAACCTTTCTTTACAGCCTGTATAACACCTTTGATTTCAATTAGTTAGCCTATATAGACTGTGTGTGTTTTGTTATAACAATATAAGCAATTAC